GATGGTAGTAGGGATAGATTTATTAGTAGGTTCGATGGGGGTAAATTAATACAATTCGATTACGATGGATATCACCCACGTATTATTAGTAGAATGGTAGATGAGTCGATTCCAATGGATATTTCGGCTCACCAAGCACTTGCCGATATGTATGGGGTATCTTATGAAGAGTCCAAAGGAATAACATTTAGACAATTATATGGTGGAGTACAAGACGAATACCTACACATACCTCTTTTCAAAAAAGTATCACACAAAGTAGACAAATTATGGATGGAGTTTAATCGTAATGGGTTTATCCAAACACCAATGGGTAGAAAACTATCGAAAGAAAACTTAAAGGATATGAATGCTAACAAAGTATTCAATTATTTGTTACAAGCAACGGAAACTGAACTAAATATGATGATTCTTTCTAAAGTGATGGATTATTTGGAAGAAAAACAATCAAAAATGATTTTATACACATATGATTCATATTTATTGGATATGCATCCTGATGAACTTAGTGTAATTAGTGATTTAAAGATACTTATAGAGGGGAATGGATTTCCTACAAAAGTTGAAGCAGGTATTCGGTATTCTAATATGGAATACATAAATATACAGGAATAAAGTATGAAGAATTTTCTTAATGAGATGATTAGGTTATGGTGGGTTGAGTCAGGTAGTGAACTAAAAAACCCAAAATCAGAAGCTTCTATTAAAGGTTTAAAAAAAGTTTTAGTAGAGGAGTATGAATTTGATAATGAAACTATTGATTATATAGTTGAAAGTATTACTAATGCACCTACAAATTTTTATTTAGGTGGTAAATCATCAGGAATCAATGTAGGTGATAATCAAACTGCAGTATCTGCACAATTACATCCTGATTGGGATGATGAAGATTTAAACGAAGATGATGAAGAAGCTGAAGAGCCTGAAAATGATAAAGAAAAAGTTGATGCAGATATCAAACAAAATGCTCTAACTGCTTACGAAAAAGATAAGTTAAAAGAGGATATTATAACTGAAGCTAAATTCACACCATTTGAGTTATCTAGAAGTAAATACCAAACACAATGGTTAGATTTTATTAGAAAAGGTAAATCATTTCAATTAGAACCAAGTGGTGAAGTAGTATTAGATAAAAAGAATTTAGATTCTAAAGGGTTTGGTGATAAATCATTATTACAAATACTAAGTGGTGGTGAACAAACTGATTTTGAAAAGTTCTTCAAAAAGGGTAGAAGTTACGACCCTATACTTTTAGGTAAGGATGGTAAGAAGTACACATTATCACAAATATCTAAATCTACATTTACAGGTCAAAGTGGTGGAACAAAACCAAGAGACGCAGCTGCATACGAAATGGGTATTTGTGTAGAATATAACAAATTACAAGGTATGGATTTTCTAAGAGCATTATCTGCCGCAGGTGGTGATGAGAAATCATATAACAAATATAAAGACCACCTAACAATGGTTGGTGGAGCAGTAGCTAAGAATCTTCCAAATATGGGGCCATATTTAAAACAAACTGGGGCTGATAAATATTCCCCCGCAGCTGTATGGCCATCATCCGATGGAACTCCAAAGACAGATATATATGGTGGTTCAAATTGGAGAATTAGTGTTAAGAAAAAAGGTGGTTCACAATTAGTTAGTGGAAAGGGTGGAGATGCTAAAGGTGTATTTAAAGCAGCATTATCATTCTACGATAAGTACGATTCTAAAGATGGACAATCTCACATAAAGAGTGTTATTGAAAATATTGAAAAAGATTTCAAAACACAAAACTCAGATAATTCAGTAGGTGATATCAGAAAGAAAGCTGGACAAGCATTTATTGATTGGAGAGTAACTCAGATAAAATCAAACGCAAAGCAAGAAGATATAATCAAACATGCTAAAGCAGAAGCTATTGGAGCTGGTATTATAGGTGCATTAGGTAAGTGGAATACTTGGTTTCTTGATGATGTTAAACAATTAGATAGTAAAAAAGTAATGAAATGGTTTGATGGGTATTGGAAATCAATGGGTTCTAAAGAACTTCAAACTGAAATGAAAAATATTGTTGAAATGGCAATAGACCATAAACGTATTGATGGTGAATTCAAAAAAGCATTTAATAATGATGCATTTAAAAAGTGGGCAGTATATGAAGCAACTGCCGGAACTTATAAATTTACAGGTGTAGCAGATAAAGCAGCTGTAAATGATGCAGTAGCTAATAAAATATTAGTATTTGGTGAAGGTGGTTCTGCGAACATTAAAGATGTAACTGAAAATTGGGCAAAGGGGTACTCATCAAATGTATCACCCATAGTAGCATTCAAATCATCAGGCCGTTCTAAGTTTACATCTTTTAGATTAATGCAAGAGAACTATGATAATTCAAAAACTGCATTTGGAAATCATTTAGATTCTATTATATTAGAGGAAACAAATAAAATTGATAATCTAATAAATGAATCAGTTGAGCATGTAGATATGTTACTAACAGAAATTAGTATTAAGGGTACGTTGAAATCTATTGCTAAAATAGCTAAAAACCTTCTAAAGAAAATATCAGATGCAATAGCAAACGTATATAACAAAGTTATAAAGAGAGTTATTGAAAAGTTAAAACAATTTATGAGTGAAGGTATTGAAAAGTTCTTAGATTATATCGGAATTGATATTGATGGACAAGCACCTTTAAAAATTAACTTTTAATACGGAGAGAATGAGTGAGAACACAATTACTATGTACGTTTACAACAGAAACTTCGTTTGAGGATTTGTTAACTAAGATATTTGGTGGATATGAGTTATTCAGTAGAAAAATATTTATACTTAAATTAGACCCAACTAAAGAGCTGGTGATAAGTTATAATATTATACCAAACAGAGATACGGAATTCCTACCATCAACTATTATGGTACATAGGAAAAAGGAATCTAATACAATGTATACCATCAACGCACTAAACAGACTTATAGAAGGTTTGAATGGTGGTGTTTTAGATAAATCATATCAGATAGAGTGGCCAGAATATCGTAACTCAATGATTCTTACTGATGGTGATGGATATAAGGTAATGAAAACAAACTTATTTAGAATAATAGACGTTAATTAAATAGAACTATATGGGCATAGATAAATCAGAATGGTCTAAATGTATATATTGTAAAGACACACTCCCAGTGAATTTGCCTCTTAAAACAATATGTTTAAAGTGTTTGGGTAACGGTATAAAAAAATAAATTAAAAAAAACAACAAAACATTAGGAATATCCGAATTAATGTTGTATATTTACAAAGTAATGATTGAGAGATGTACTCTTTCAACCTTACAGATATATTGATTATTTAGAATTGGCGTAAAGTTCGCCCTTAGTAAAATAAATAATCGGTGGTTTTAAATCCACTATAAAAAATTAAGACCAGGTCAACACATGGGGGTAAATTAGTGTTGAAAACAAAAAACAAATATAATTAGGAAATTAGAAATAGTTTTCGTATATTTGTTTAAATAATAATAATTAATAACTAAAAAAGAGTAAAATTATGGCAATTGACTTAAATGCAATCCGAAACAGACTAGACAGTCTACAGACAAAGGTAACTAAAACAGATAACCTTTGGAAGCCGAAGCCCGGCAAACAACAAGTAAGAATCATTCCTTACGTTCACAATCAATCTAACCCTTTCATTGAACTATTTTTCCACTATGGATTTGGTGGTAAGAATATTCTCTCACCTCAAACACATGGTGAAGCAGACCCATTAATGGAGTTCGCTGACCAATTGAAATCAACTGGTGATAGAAATGATTGGAATCTTTCAAAGCAATTAACACCTAAGATGAGAACTTACGTTCCTGTATTGGTTCGTGGTGAAGAATCTGAAGGAGTTAAATTTTGGGGATTTGGAAAGACTGTGTATCAAGAACTTCTTGCTTTCTTCGCAGACCCAGATTATGGTGATTTAACAGACCCAACAAGTGGTAGAGATATTACAGTTGAGTTTAAAACTGCCAAAGAGTTGGGTAAGAATTATCCTGAAACTTATATCAGAGTAAAACCAAACCAAACTCCAATTACAGAAGATAAGAATGTATTAGAATCTGTAAAAGACCAAATCGAACTCCCTGGTATGTTTAAAAAATATACTTACGATGAGATGAAAGGTTTATTGGAAACTTGGATGGAAACTGGTCAGGTAGGTGATTCAGAAGAACAAGAAACCACACCATCGCAGTCCCAACCAACCACTTCAACTAGCGAACCACAGTCCGCTACAACTTCAAACGCATCAACTGCTGACGTAAAAGATGCATTTGATGATTTATTTAATAACTAAAATTAAGGAAAATGGCTAAAACAAATCGTGATGAATTATCATCGCTTTTAGCAGATAACCTTAATAAAAAGTTCAAAGGACAATCGCAAGTTGCGTATTTCTTAGATGGCTCTGAGCAGACACCCACCGACTTAACTGAGTGGGTGTCTACCGGAGACGATATGTTAGACTTAGCGATATCAAATCGACCAAATGGTGGATTTCCCGTTGGACGAATTGTAGAGGTTACTGGATTAGAAGCAAGTGGAAAATCTCTACTATCAGCACATACATTGGCAAATACCCAAAAGAAGGGTGGATTGGCTGTATATATTGATACAGAGAATGCAATAAATCAAGAGTTCTTAGAAGCACTAGGGGTAGACACAAAGAAGTTACTTTATGTACCATTAGATGCAGTAGAAGATATCTTCGATGCTATGGATTCGATTATAGAATCTGTTAGAAAATCTGATAAAAACAAATTAGTAACAATCGTAGTAGATTCTGTTGCAGCTGCAACTACTAAAGTTGAATTAGCAGCCGATTATGACCAAGCAGGTTACGCAACCCAAAAGGCAATAATCATCTCTAAAGCAATGAGAAAGATTACTAATATGATTGGTAGAGAACGAATCTTAGTAGTATTCACAAATCAGCTTAGAGTTAGAATGGGAGTATCCTTTGGAGACCCTTATACTACATCGGGTGGGAAAGCATTAGGGTTTCACGCATCGTGTAGATTGAGAATGAAACAAATGGGTAAACTTAATTCTAAAGTAGGTGGGGTTGAACAAACGGTTGGTATTAAGACTAGAGTTCAAGTCATTAAGAATAGAATGGGCCCTCCACTAAGAGCAGTTGATTTTGAAATCTACTTTGATAGAGGTATTGATAGATATGGGTCGTGGTTGAACACTATGAAAACATATAAGTTAATACAGATTAGTGGAGCATGGTACACATGGACTGATGAATCAACTGGGGAAGAGATTAAATTCCAAGCAAAAGGTTTTACTAAAATCTTAGAAGATAGACCAGAGGTAAAGGAACAAATGTATAAACAAATCTGTGATGCATATATCTTAGGATACAAAGAGGCATCCGAAGCAGCAAATACAGATACAACAGAACTTGATGAAGGACACGAAATCTAATTACAAAGAAATGTTTAATAAGTTATCAGAGACTCCTAAGAAGGATGTTAATGATAAGGTTATGATTGTAGATGGATTGAATCTTTTCATCAGATGCTTCGGCGCTGTACCAACTCTGAATGATGATGGAGAGCACGTAGGAGGGGTAACAGGTTGTCTGTTATCCCTTGGTGCTCTTATTAGAAACAATAAACCAACGAGAGTGTTGGTGGTTTTCGATGGTAAGGGTGGTTCAGTCCGTAGAAAGAAAATGCACAAAGGGTATAAGGAAGGTAGAACTGGATTAACTAAAGTCAACAGATTAGTTGGGTATGAGGATTTAGAAGACCAAGCCGAATCTATGAAACGTAACTTTAATGCTTTAATTAAGTATTTAGGACTACTACCCGTTGATGTGTGTTATGTAGACCATATTGAAGCCGATGATATTATGGCGTACGCAGCAAGACATATCTTTAAGAAAGAAGTTTTGATAGTATCATCTGATAAGGACTTTCTACAATTAGTGGATGATAGGATATCGGTATGGCAACCGATAAAGAAAAAGATGATGTATAAGGATGATGTAAAAGAATTATACGGAGTCCCATCAAAGAACTTAGTATATTACAGAATATTCGATGGTGATAAATCTGATAACATTCCTGGTGTAAATGGAATTGGCCCTAAAACACTAATTAACAAATTGGACTTCTTACAATCAGATGATTTGACATTGGATACTTTATTTGAAAAGGTATCTGAAATGGATGATGAAAAACTGAAAAACAAAATATTGGAAAACACCGATACTTTGAAATTGAATTATGATTTAATGCAGTTATCAGAACCAATAATGGGTGCAGCAATTACATCAAATGTTAGAAACATCATAAATTCACCTATAAACAGATTGAACTCATTTCAATTTAAAAAAGAATTTATGATTGATAAGTTATACACCGCATTTAAGAATGTGGAAACTTGGTTGGTGAGTTCTTGGGGTGATTTGGATAAGTATTCAAAGCAAACTCAAAAGTAAAATATTTACATTTCCGAACAAAGTGTTTGGATATTTGAATAAAAAGTTGTATATTTACAAAAACTAAAAATAGTTATATGAATCATTCTACATTTGGAACTAAGTTCGGTACATCATTTCAGATAAAGATAATTTCATCTTTATTGTCGGATAAGATATTCTTACAACAAATGTTTGATATTCTTAAACCTGAGATGTTTGATTCAGACGCAAATGAGTGGATAGTAAGTAAGACATTACATCACTTCGACACATTCTCACAACTACCAACATTAGATGTCTTTAAACATCAAGCAGATAAGGTTGAGATGGATGTTCTTAAACATTCTATAGTAGATAACCTAAAGCAAGTTTGGAATGGGTTAGAATCAGATGATTTAGAGTACGTTAAAGAACAATCATTAGAGTTCTGTAAAAACCAAACTTTTAAGAATGCAATCTTAGAGTCAGTAGATTTATTAAGCGATGGAAAGTTTGATGTTATCAAAGAAAAGATTGATAACGCTATGAAAGCAGGTCAAGATACTGACATCGGACATGAATATAAGGAAAATATTACTGAAAGATACGAATCTACTGTTAGAAATGTAATACCATCTGGTTGGGATGCAATTGATGAGTTAGTTGATGGTGGATTCGGTAAAGGTGAACTTATAATGTTCGCTGCACCTCCTGGCATTGGTAAATCGTGGGCATTGGTAAATGTAGGAATGGCAGCAGCTAAGTTGGGTAAAACTGTAGTTCATTATACGTTAGAACTTAACGAAGGGTATGTAGGACAGCGATATGACTCAGTATTAACAGGTATAGCAGTCCCAAATCTTAAATTTAACTTAGACGATGTTAGAAAGCAAGTTGAGACTCTGAGTGGAGATATTATTGTTAAACATTGGCCAACGAAATCCGCAGGATTAAATACAATGAGAGCATCATTAGATAAACTTAAACTACAAGGTAAATCTCCTGATTTAATTATATGCGATTACGCTGATTTATTAAAGGGTAATAGTAGAAAAGAAAGACACGAAGAGTTAGAAGAGATTGTTGAGGGATTGAGAGGTATTGCAGGTGAATACGAAGTTCCACTATTTACAGCATCTCAGATTAATCGTAGTGGAGCAGATATGGATGTTATTACAGGTACATCAATAGCAGGTTCATTCTCAAAATTGATGACTGCTGATTTTGTGGTATCATTGAGTAGAAAGATTGAAGATAAATTAGCAGGAACGGGTCGATGGCACGTAATCAAAAACAGATTTGGACCAGATGGAATGACTTTACCATCCAAAGCCAATATGAGTACGGGTAGAATTGATATATACAATGACGATAGTGTTGATGGTAGAAAAACCCAAAGTGATATGAATAAAGGCGAGTCGGTAGTTCGT